TTAGACTAACTCTAAATAATAAGAATTAACATACCCAAGTCCTTTGTTACCACTAAATCCATCGATACTTATCCATCCATTTAAGCAATATTGTAAGTTAACTATATCACCATTTTTAACTTGGCCTATAACATCATATTCAGTACCTCTATCCCATCTTACATTTAAAACATCTGCTGTAACTCTAGCTCTTTTTCCTGAGTAATCTCCATTTGCAAATCCTTCACTTGGTGATGTTTGACTATCATCTACATAAGTTACACCTAAATATGTACATATACCTTTAGCTATAGCTGTTGCAAACTCTTCTTGTTTATTCTTTAATAAGTTAGCATCTTCTGAGTTAGAAATAAATGCTAATTCTACTAAACAAGCATCCATATTAGTCTCTCTCACAACATGGAAATTACCTTCCTTAACACCTCTATTTTTAGTGTAAGTTTTAGAAGCTATGATTTCCTCATGAACCTTGTCAGCTAAGGGTCTATATGCAAACTTGTAACAATAAGTTTCTACACCTTGGGCAGAAGTTGCGTCTGCACTATTTGTATGTATAGATACAAAGCAATCTGCTCCCCAGCTATTTGCATCTGTACTTCTATATTCTAGAGTTTTAAAATCATCTGTTGTTCTTGCCATTCTTATGTCTAGATTACATTTTTTTAATTTTGATTCTACTTTCTTAGCGACAGCTAGTACTATATCCTTCTCTTTAATTCCATTTCCTATTGCTCCTGAATCTGTTCCTCCATGACCTGGATCTAAATAAACTTTTTTCATAATTAATTACCTCCTAAATTTAATAGTTCTATTTTTGATTTTGCTATTTTAAAATAGTCTTCATATTTTATAAAGGGGTTATGTTTTGCAAATGTAAACCCTGTATAAATGTTTTTTGTTTAATACTAATCATAATTTTTAATGTTATACATATTGTCATAATTAAACACTAACCTTTTCTAATATTTTATCTATTTTATTTTCTGTTCTAGTTATGTCATTTCTCATATCTTTTGCTATTATTTCTACGCTTTCTGCTAACTGTTCATTTGTAGCTAACAGTTTAGCATTAGTTTCTAATATTTTATCTTCTCTAACTCTATCTGCAATTTTATCTTCTTTTCTTTCTTCTCTATCTGCTTTATCTTTATTATTTAAATAGTATCCAAGAGCAGCACAACAAGCTATTGGAAATCCTACATTCTGTATTAATGTTATAAAATCCATCTATTCCTCCTCGGTTTTTAGTATTAAAAAAGACCTTCACTTTGAGGTCTTTTTTTAACTAAGGTTTTGTAAATTCTATTGTAAATATTTACATACCTCCTTATTGTTCAAGTCTTTTTTCAACTTGATGTTTTATTTCAATAGGAACATCTTCTACTTTTTTAATTCCTTTTTTTATTAAAATAGCATATATCTCTACCATATAATCACCCCTTTAAATTATTCTTTAAGTTAATTAACATTTCATACATTTCTGTAATAGCAAGCATATTAGCTATCATTTCATTGTTTTGTACATATTGCTCCTCTTTCAACAATTCATTTTCAGACTTATTGAACACATGGTTATTCTCAACAACCTCTAATATTTCAAACAAATTAGTTTTGGTTGAATCCTTAACTTTGAACTGCTTGCATTGAGATTGGAGTTCATGAAATTTATCATAATCTTCTTGTGTAATTAAAATGTCTCCATCTTTTTTCAACTCCTCTACGATAAAAGAATACTCACCGTTTTCATATAATCTAAGATACATAAACATACCTCCTAATAGCCTATAGCATACCATTTAATCATTCTACTTCTATCATTGAATCCATACATAAATTTCGTAATCACTTTAGCGTTTATCCTATTAACATCATAAGCGTGAACATCGAACATTGTATCTCTGTCACCTTCAAAAACTGGATTGAAATGAACACATTCATTAGGAAATTCAGTTGCATAATATACAGTCGTATCACCGTCACCGAATCCTGAGAATGTACCCCACTGAAGAATTAATCCAGTAGAAAAAATATGAAACCCAAATGGGGTAGAAGCGAAACCTTTACTAGTTATCACATCATGATTGTTAACTTGTAGGTTTTCTGAAATTGCCACGCTTCCACCTATATGCACCCCATTAAAAAAATCATTCAGATAATTTATATAAAGCTTGTTTGCTCCTATCTCGCTTACATTTCCAGTTCCAACTAAAGCCCTACCATTATTAATAACAACATCTCTCCCCCAAAGTACTATTTCTCCGTTTTGAGGATGTGTAACTTTAAAATGGCCACCTTTTGCAACAACATCACCATCTTTAGCAGATAGAATAGACGTATTATCTTTTGTGTCTGTAACTTCCATTCCATTAGTATCTATATTAGTTTTAGTTCTACAATTAGGACTTTCAATATTAACTCCAGTACCATCTAGTCTAACCGTTTTAGAATAAATTTCGTCTTGTCTACTGCTATATTCCCTTAATGGTCCTTTATTTATCATTATCCTTCCGATAAAAAATGTTCCAGGATGAATAGCATAAGCTACAAATGTATGGGTTTCCTTTGTTGCCACAAATTCAAATGTCCAGCGTTTGAAACCTGGCTCATTTTCAAGAGATATAACATTAATCCCTTCAATTCCTATATTTGTTACTAATGGTTGTAAGTTTTGTGCAAGGGCATAAAAGCTTACAGTGTATTTTTCACCAGGCATAGTTTTTATTTTTTGGAATAAACCACCACCGTAATTACTTGTAATACCAACCATCTTGCCATACTGATTGCCTAGGTAAGAATTTGCATTATAATCTATAGTAGCTCCTGCATGAATAAACCAATTATGTCCATCGGCTTCAAAGTCTGAGTTAGAAACTATATTAGGCGATCCAATTTCTGTAATTGTATGACTTAATTCATTTTTAGTAGCTAAAAGTTTACTTTCAGTTACTACACCTTCCTCTTTGCCATCAATCATCATTTTAAAAACACTTGGCATTAAGGTTATTCTTCCGAAGCTGTCGATATCAAATGTACGCTTACCATTACCATCTATAACAGAAGCTCCTTTTAATTCAACCCAATGAGCTTTTATAATTCCAGCTTCCATGTAATCAGCACTTAAAGATTGAACAACAGCTTTTCCTATAGCAATATCACTAAAATAATTTGACATATCTTCTTCTTTTTTAACAGTAATAGCAACTTGATTAGAAAATGGAGTCCTTCTGTTGTGGCTATTCTTAGCACATACTTTAAAATACCACGTATCACAAGCCATAACTTTGTAAGCAAAAGAACTCGATTTACCAGCATGGATTAAATCAAACGTATTAGGGGTAAAATCCTTGGTTTTACTAGCGTATAATTCATAGTCATAATACAAAGCACTATCAAAAGTCCATGACAATTCAATGGTTCCCATACCAAAAACTTTACCCGTTAATGTAGGTATAGCAGGCAGCGTGTCTGGCATATTCTCGATATCGCCATCTTTACCAGGGGGACCTTGTGCTCCGTCTTGGCCATCTTTACCATTTTCCCCGTCTTTTCCATCATTAGATGTTATTATATCTCCTAAAGTGGTTCTAGGTTCGCCAAGTTCCATTGATAAATACATTTGATTTATTACGTCATATTTATATTTAATAACTTTAGCTTTAGTGTCAATCCCGTATCGACTATCTATAACTGTTACTGTGTCACATATACTTATCCTATCCTCAATATCACTATACCCAATACACCTACTGAGCGGTATAAACTCAATCTTATAGTTAGCTTTAGGTATGTGAACTTTATTAACTAAATATTCTTGTTCCGCCAAATAATTAAGTTTGGCAACCGTAGGAACTTCGTCATTAGAAAATTTATCTGAATAGTCAATAGCCCTTATATATGAATGTGAAAACGAATCATGATTAGGCGAGTTAATAAAATCACCCTTTATAACAACTTCTTCATTATCTTCATTCTTATATTTTGCATAAGGCTTTATTTTGGTAATAAGTCCTTGGAAGTCTGTATTAAGTTCAAATCCCGTTAAGTTTTTACTATACTCTATCGTAACACTATTGTCGTGACCTCTTTTATTAAGCACATGAAAATTCGTGTTATCCCTTAATATTTCAGCTCCGTTACCAAAAGTATCTATAATAGATCCTTCTTTGCCAGCTATAGCCTCCAAACAATTTGCAAGTTCCATAGAATAATTTTGCGCTTGGATTATATCCGAATACCCTCTATAATGTTTTGAGAATTGAGACTGTCTAAAAATTTCATTTAAAGCATTTTCACAACTAGAATTAGTTAAAATCAAGGTATCTAAAAAGTCATAAGCCAAGTCAAAACTTATATGCCTAGCGTACACAGTTTTTACATTATTCATAAACTTAGTAGTATTATATATTCTAAATGCTTGATTATCTTGAATGTCATTAGGTTTACAAACTATTATATTTTCCTCTACAAAGTCATTAAAAAGAGGATTATTCAAAGGACAGTCAAGCACTGCTTCAAATAATCCATTTCTTTCCTCCTCAGCTTCACAAGAAAGGATTTTTTCGATATTTCCTATAAGGGTTATCCCGTCTTTTTTATATAACTGCATCCCTTACCTCCTTAGCTGAAAATACTATTGACACCTCATAAAAGTCATTAAATAACTCATTAAAAACTATCTGCCCCTTTACAATAGCATCAAACTTAAAACCATCCGAAAATTCTAACCTATGATAATTCTTGTCGGGTTTAAGTGATGATATTATAGACTTTTGCAAGTTTGGCAAGGGCAAACCTCTACCATCTAAATTGCACACTATTTCTATATCTTTATTCTTTTGACCTCCGAGGTCTATTATTAATGCCCCCGAAGCGCCTTGTATATCTCTTATCTCAACATTATCCTCAAAAGAATTGAGGTGGTTTGATTTCTTCCACTTCAACCCTAAATGAGTTTTAAAACTTATTGAATTGTATAGGATATCCATTAAACCACTCTCCTTCTTTTTAATTGGAAAGCTATCTCATTACATAAGCTTTCTATGTCTTGCTCTGTATTATTATTAAATTCTTCTATATTAACTACCAACTGTTTTCCTTCGTTTTTATCAAGTCCTAAAAGTTCTGGAAGCTTGTTCAAAGGCAATACAGCTTCCGCATTACTTCCAGCACCTCTGTGCTTATCTCCTACCCCGTACCCGCTACCTAATACTGTAGGTCTACGGAAGATACCACCAGCAGACTTCCACTCTATTCCGAAATGAGGTACAGAAGGTGGATTGATTGAGAATTTACCACTTGTTGTGATGTGTGGCATCTTAAGCTTTGGAAGGTCCCATTTAAAATTAACTAAAGATTTAAGCTTATCGACACCTCTTTTAACTGTATCTTTGATATTATCCCAAGTTTTAGAAACACTGTCCTTTACATTTCCCCATACTGTACTAGTTGTATCTTTTATACTATTCCATGCATTAGATACAGTGGTTTTAACCGTGTTAAACTTTTCTGAAGCCTTATCTTTTATCTCATTCCATTTATCTGATAATGCGCCTGTAATTATTCCCCAAGCTTCAGAAGATGCCGATTTAGTAATTTCCCAAGCTTGAGATACAGCGTCTTTTATAGCGTTAAACTTTTCAGAAGCCCAACCTTTAAGTTGATCCCATTTACCAGATATGTAACCCGTAATAGCGTCCCACGCTGGCTGTGTAACACTCATAACTTTGTCCCAACCTTCTTTAACCTTATCACCAACAAAATTAAGGCCATCACCTATAGTTGTTTTTATCCATTCCCAAGCTTGAATAACATAATCGCCACAGTTTTGCCATATAAATTGCCAAGGAAGAGTTATAATGTCAAAAGCTAACCCTATAAGATCGCCAACAAATTGTAGCCCAGCTTGAACAGCTAATTTAATCCACTCCCAAGCAGCCGATACTGTTTCAACACAACTATTCCAAGCGTTAGAAAATGAAGTTTTCATATTTTCCCAAGCGGTGCTTATAGATTCAACTATACCATTGTAAGTATCTACCGCCCATTGCTTAAGGTTATTCCAAGCTTCGCCTATTCTATCGCACATATCGGAAGCTGCTTGCTTTATTTCGCCCCAATTAGCTATTAACCATATACCAGCAGCAACTAAAATGCCTATAACAGCAACAACAGCCAATACAGTAAGAATAACAGGCATACTCGCCAAGGTTAGTCCAGCCATAGCCATAGCTATACTTCCTATAAGAGAAACGATTGGACCTACTATCAACATAAAGACCCCTATAGCACCTACAACAGCTAATATAGTCCGCGTAAGCTCTGGATTCTCTTTAACCCAATCAGCTATTTTCTCAACTGTTTTCATAAACTTTTCAATCAAAGGCTCTAATACAGGGAGAAGTTTTTCACCAATACTTGCAACAGTTTCCATTATCTTTTGTTTTAATAATTTCATCTTCATTCCGAACTGATCTGCTTCTTGTGCTGCTAACCCTTTAGCTGAAGCACCTTGTCTGACAACCTCATTATAAACAGCCATCATTTTTTCATTATCGGATAATTGATTCCATGACTTGCCTAAGCTTTTTACATACTCGCTATTCTCCAATGATGCAGCAGAAACATTGACTCCAAACGCATCTAAGGCCTCATAGTTCAATTTTGTTACCGTAAAGGCTTTTTATCCTTTACTTCTATATGTCACCATATAGTTCAGCATATATTTTCACCATATCAATATTGACTTAGGTGTCGAACACTCGTGGGAGAGTTATATTCTATACTTTTTGCATTAAAAAAGCATAGGTTCATCTCCTATGCGTTACGGTGATAATTAACTTTTAAATTAATTATTTACCTCGGTATTGTCTTTTGTTAAAAGATATCTACCGATTTTGCTCGATTATCTAAGCTGCATTTCTACAACTAGGGGCAACTACCTTACCCATAAGCCCAGATTTAAATCTACTCATTGCTTCATCAAACGGCATATCAGTTACAGCCGCTAAATCTGCAACAAGATTCATTGTTTTATCACTAAGATTAGCTGTTTCACTTGCGGTTATTCCCATATTAGAGAAATATGTTGCCATTGTAGTGGCACTGTTCTTGTATTGCTGTTCTGTAAGACCTATAGTTTCAGCTTTCTTAGCATCTGTAGAAATAGTTTTCTGTATAGCAGAATCTAAATTCTTATAAAGGAACTCTTGACCTGCAACCTGTGCCGACCAATCAGCACCTATTTTTACTATTCCAGCAACAGCACCAACCATAGCTGCACCCGCTGCCGTCATAACCTTTCCTGTAGTAACAAGTCCTTGACCAACATCCTTTGTAAACTGCCTAGTATCCTTAGTAACGTCTTTCATGGATTTTGTAATATCACCCATAGACTTTTTAAACTGATCTACTTGGGCGGTTATCTTGACCATTAATTCTTTTGTATTACTCAATGCTTACCTCCTTTCTACCAAGATTCTAAGTAAGCAACCAATTCAGCTCGTTCTTCATCGGTAACAGTTTTCTTTGAAACTTTTTTCTTTTCAAACAAATCTATATACTTGTAATTCTTAGCGAACGACCTTCCTATGGCATTTAACATATCCACATGGCTTAAATTGTGTTCTGTCTCCATCCTATTCATGCACTCTTTCATTACTTCAAGAACCTCATAAGGCTCAGAATAAAAAACGAAGTCCATAGGTAAACCATAGAAGCCTATACCTTTATTAATTATGGATTCCATTAACTCCAATTCACTAATAAATTCTACTTCTTGGTCTTCTCCTTCGACTTCGCTTTCTTTAAACCCTTATTAACTTCCTCACCCATTCCTAAGGCATTAGAGTATTCGGTTAATACAACTTCTATCAATCCTTCTAAAGTATTACCATCCTCTAAGTACTTATCTATTAATTCAAAAGCTTCAACTTCCGTGATATCCTTCTTATGAAACTTCATTCCATAATGGAAAGCTGTGTACAATCCATCAAGATTCATTTTTTCAACTTCCTCAGATAAAGTTACTAAAGTTATACCTCTTCTATTTAGATCTCTTAAAGGCATAGTTGCAAATTTAAATACATATTCCTTATTATCGATTTTTAATATTTTCATTATTTAATCACTCCCTATATTTTATTATTTATAATCTTATTCTGCTGGCTGTGGATGATCTTGCAATTCTCCTACGCCTTGGAAACTTACCGAATAAGTACACTTCTCTTTATTTGGCGCGTTCTCAGATAAAGATGATATAAGCGCCTTACCATGTTCATAGGCTTCTGCTGTACCGTATTTTATATCAACTAATTGTGCTTCTCTCCATGCCTTGTTCAAAGCTTTTAATGCAGCATCCCCAACAACAACCAATCCGTCACAATCCACTGACCATGATAACCCAGATACCTCCGGTTCTGCCCACATTCCAGAATCTTTAGTCGTTGTATCGGTTGTATCAGATTCCTTATTCATAGAAGCACCTGTTTGCCCTCCTATTAACTCTTCGCCGATACTAACTCTAATATCATTACCTTTTTTAAATGCCATTTAATGACCTCCTTTATATATTAATAACATCAATTAAAAGATTTGCTATTCCTTGATAACAAGTCTCTGTTTTAAACACTTCACAATTAGATATTTCTACACTATCTATATAATAGTTATCCTCTAACTCTGTATCATTACAGTCTTTCATATTAGTCTCTATTCTTTCAATCATTTCATTGGCTTCAAATTTACCATTATAGATAGAAAATACATTGATTTGAAAATTATAAGAATGGCCTTCGTCTTTCATCTCTAATTCTTCTACTTTTATATCACCTATAACTACACAAGGGAAAGAAGGGCCTTTCTCTGGTACTTCATCATAAACTGTATAATCTAATTCTTTGCATTTTGAATAAAGCAAAGCTTGAACTTTATTGATCTTTACCATTTAATTAATTCCTCCAAGTTTTTTAAAAATATAGGTGACTCCTTTTCAAATGCTGGTATTAAGTAAGGTTTGCTTTTACCACCTGGGTGATTTACCAATTTAACAGGGTGAGGGGCCCCTTTCCAATAAAGAAATTTACCTCTCTTAGGCTTTATAATATGTGGTTTAGTTCCCTCTTCAACTCCTAATGCATATTTAGTGTTAGCTTTAATCTCAGCTTCATAAGGTCTTATATTTTCATTTATACTTCTTCTTAAGTTACCTGTTTTAACAGACTTATTTTTAGTTAAGTTTTGCATAGCACTTCTTTTGATTTGCATAGCACTTTTAGAAACAGTTTGCTTAACACCTTTTTCAAAGCTAATTCCAGTTTTATCAATTTCAACTACAAATGCATTTAATTGTGAAGTATCAACTGTTATATTAGCCATTGTCTTCCTCCAAGGTTAAAAAAGTTTTATTTCCTTGTACATTGATTCTTATAATTCTATACAGTTTATCGTTATACCTAATCTTACTTAGTCTTTTATGTTTAGAATGAAGTACAACCTTAATCATAGATACCATTGTAGAACCATAAATTTTATAAACAAATTCTAAAGGCATTTCAATTACATTGGCCTTTACAGTAGAATCATATATATCTCGTTCTATAAACCCGCCTTGACCATCTTCTATCTTTTCTCTAACAAATATATCTACAGATTTATCAAAACGCATTATATCAACCTAACCTTTCTTACTTGTTGTTTACCTTCAATATATTTATCAAGAACAGTGTAATAGCTTTCTAAATCACTCTCGTAACTTTGAACTCTGCCATCTACGCTTTCAGACTTAAGACCTTCTGATCCTATGCGGTTATACCTTGATACAGTAAGTTCTATAACTATAAACTCTAATTCGCTAGGGATATCTTTTTCACCAATATAAGATAATACCTTAGATTTAGTTAGTTCTATAAGTTCATTTATAAGCTTATCTTCATCGCTAATATTTAATAAAAGCTTTATTCTTTCTAACATTTCATCACCTACTTTAAATAAAAAAGAAGCTGACTATTTAGCCAACTTCTCTATTAATTCAGACTTAACCATACTAGAATATCCTTCTATTCCAACTTCTTTAGCCATTGATTTTAAATCTTTAACAGTTAAATCTTCTAAGTTTTGTGGGGCTTCCACATCTTCCATCGTTTCAACACAAGGCTGATTTAAATTAACATTCTCATAATCGAAACTTGAAGCATTTGATTTGCTAGGCAGCAACTTCTACTTTAAATTTAAACTCTGCTAATGGTATATTCTTATCTTCATATTTTTTGGACCAGTTAGCTTTTGTTTCTAATTCTTGATTTGTAGGAGATATTCTTTCTCCTTCTGGTTCCTTCCAAGCTACTCCAAGTGGATGTAAAACAAATTGTTTTCTATTTATAAGAGCATTATCCCCTAATCCTTTTAATGCATCTCTGTATATTTCAGTACCAACTATTCCAGTTAAATCCTCAACGAATCCAAAAGCACCTTTACCAAACATATACATAGAAGCTATCTTACTTGAAGAATCAAAAGGAACAGCATCATCTACTATAATTTCACATTGTAAAGGTTTATATATTTTTATAGATCCAGTACCTTCTGAATTTTTCACAGTCTCTATTTGGTCTTGTTTTAACATTAATGCATATACCTTAGAGTGGACAGCAACCGCTCCTAGTTTATCGTGTGCATCACCTAATAAGAACTTAGCATCTATTGCAGAATCTACATTAAATACAGCTGATACTCCTTCTAGTAAAGATATATCATGCACATGACCTGTTAAAGAACTAAATACACCCTTGCATGTTGCTAGTAATATTTTATTATATTCTGTTGCCCAGTAATCCCCAAATCCTTCGGCTATTCTATCCATAACATTGTCACCAGATAAAACGGAAGCTAATTGATTTTCACCAAATACTTGAACTCTAAATTGTCTTCTAGCTTCATCTTCTGATGTTTCTATATCATTTATAGATAAATCTCCATCTTCTGTTGGTATTTGAGAATCACCACTTAAAGGCTTAACAAAAGGCATATGTATAGTTTTTCCACCCATGCTTAATAACTCTCTTAATTGAGGATTATCTACTAAAACTCCACTTCTAAAAAATGCATTCTTCTCTACTGCTTTCTCCGATACATAAGCATTGAAATTCTCAGGTATTATCATATTTGCTAATTTAGTCTTTGCCATAATTAAATCACCTTTCCTTTTTTATATTTTTTAATTGTTAGCTTGTTGCTTTAATTCTTGGGCTAATTCAGGATTATCTCTCTCTAGCTCCATTTGCTTAGTTAAACTCCAGTTTTTTCTTGAATATGGATTTACATCTGAATTACTTGTATTTGATAAAACTTTAGGAACATTTCTTTTTAACCTTTCATTTATAGCAGATTCCAAAGCTTTATTAAATTTATCTTCAAATACTTTTATATTTTCAAAGGTACTCTCAGCATCTGTTCCTTTTAACATATCTGCAAATTCAACAGGTAAGTTTTTTGCAGCTAACTGTTTTGTAGTTTCATTTAATAATTTTTCATTCTCAAATGCTTTTTTAGTTTCTTCAAACTCTTTTACCTGTTTGTCAAATAAAGCTTGTTGTCTTTCCTTTTCTGACATTTTAGCTAATTTTTCAGCTTCCTCTTTTTCAGCTTCTGCCTTTTCTTTTTCTCTTCTAATCCTTTTAGCTATCATTTTGTCTACTTCTTCTTGAGTAAAAGTCTTTTCTGTTTTAACATCTTCAATTTGCTCATTATCATCATCTTGAGTATTGTCACTATCTATATTGTTATCATCTATGTTTTGTTCTTCATCAGATGCCAATAATTGAATATTCATTTTTAACATTTCGTTAGTATTTTTCAAACCTTTCATTCTAAATCTCCTTCCAGGTTTTAAGTCTTTGTAGACTATAATCTCCGAGTTTTCTTTAAGCCTAAACAAGTAAAAAGGCAATAAAAAAAGAAGCTATCTTGCTTCTATACTAAACAGGTTTATTTAGTTATCGGTAATATGCAACTCCTACATCTTGGATGCATAGGAGGAGCATTGACACCTATACTCATATCTTTCATTTTAAATATCTGACCATTTAACTTTTGACATACACTAGATGTCTTTTCATCCATAAAAGCACAATACTCATATTCTTCAAGTCCATACTCTGTATAAGCATCTGTAGTAGCTTTTATTTGAATCCAACAAGTTTCTGTTCTAACTAACCTCTCAGCATCACTTAAAGCTACATTAAGCTTATCAGATATAACTCTACTCATATCATATATTGAATCACCTCTTATTAATCCTTTGGTAAGTTCTTCTTTTATTGTTGATATTAACTTCCTTTTACTTTCCCATATTCTTTCAGAGAATGTAAGTCCTGACCAATTTGTTTTCATTATTTCATAAACTGATCTTCTGTCTATATCTCCGAAGTTAGAATCTATATTTAATGATTTAATCTTAGAATTATAAACATCTACATACCTATCTATAAGGGTTTTATTTAATAACTGTTCTTCGCTATTATATAAATCATTAAGAAGCCTATCTATAGCTTTTAAAGTTTCGTTAACTATAAATTGTTCATAGCTAGTCATTTGAGATTGACTTGCATATAAATAAGCTAACTCTTTTTTTATTTCTTTTTTAGTACTAACTAATTCTTTTTTAAGAAGCTTAACAACTTTATTACTAGATTTTATCATTTTAGAATCATCGATCTTAGCTCTATTTAACCAGTATTCTTTACTCTTCATTCAAATCGACCTCTTCTGTTTCTTCATCTTCATCGAACAAATCATAGTCAGTCATTAGATCCTTTTCTTTTTTATCTAAGGAATTAATTTCAGCTTGAACATCTTCAACGAAAGGTATCTGAGCTAATAAAGTTTCTTGAGATACTATTCCATTTAATGATTTAACCATATTTACAGTTTCTAAATCATTGGAAGGTATGTTCCTTGTAAATACCGGCTTAATATCTAAATAAGTATGCAATGAATTAGTTTTTATATTTGAGAAATCAACTAATAACTCTATCCTTCTCATTAATCCTTTTCTAAACTTAGATTCTTTTATAGAACTCACATTTTCCATAGGATTAAGTTTAAATTTAAGAGCTACACCACTAAGATTTCCAGCGAAATTTTCATCCGACATATCAACTACACTAGAGAATTTATGTATATCTTTATTAAGTCTATTCTTATAGTTTTCTAATGCTGTATCATTTATATTTTTAATTAAATACTTAGCATCACCTTCATTAGTTGTAAAGTTAAGAACTCTATTATCTTTGAAGTTCAAAGGCCTTCCTTCCTCATCCTCTTCCTCGATTAAAGCTCCACTAATAATCAATAGTGCATTTGTGAAGTATTCAAAATCATTAGCGGTATCTGAGTTAGCTTGATCGTAAGCATTTATAAGAGTTATAACCTTCTCAAAGTCCCCTACACGTTGTCTGTTATTTTCATATATAGCTACTGGAACTTCATCGAAGTTATGATAGTTTATATCCTTCAACTCACTCACAGTTCCATTATCAAGTTCAACTGTATATTCATATTCTTTGTCGTAAATATATACAGTTGTTTTTTCATCATCCACTGGAGAGTATAATATAGCAAGTATTATGTTTTCTTCTAATGTATCATCATGAACAACTATCATATTTTCTGTATCTACACATTTAAATCTAGCCTGTGAATCTTCATCTGAGAATAACAATTCATATGCATAACCACAGATACTTTGCTCTTGAGCTAGAGTAGTATTGTTATCTATTTCATCGTTATATAAGAAGTTTTCATTAAGCTTTTCTAACAGTAGCTCATTATCTGATTTATAGCTTATAGGTTGCCCTACAATATATCCTACGTAGTTATCTGTTATGTAAGCTGCATAGTTATGAGATAGTTTATTCTGTGGCTTATTTTCATCAGTATATTTCCTATTTAATATATCATTCTCATTGTTATAATACCTTTTAAGCTTAAGTATTCGAGAACGTTCTGTAGCATGATTTTCAATAAGCTTTTGAATTAAATCTTTTGTTACCTCGATGTCTTCATCCATTTTAATTTTCCTCAATTTAACACCTCCTTATACTCCGTATCTACTTCTATTGAATTGTTTTCCACCTAATTTCATATCACTATAAATTGCATATCTAATACTATCAAGGACATCATCATATAATTTTATAGGTTCATCTTTACCCGATTTAGCCCACACATAGTTATATATTTCTTGTCTAAATCTAACTACTTTATCAATAACAAAGAATTCATTATTTTTAATCAAAGTTGCTATAGTTGAAATACCTTCCATAACACTTTTATTAGCGTTAAAAGCTTTAATTCCAGATACTAAAAACTTTTCTACATATTCTTGTCTAGCACTATCACAATAGAAGCTTATATTCCCATATCTCTTTTTAATATCTTTAGCTATACCAACCCATATATCTATATCATTGTGTTGTTTAGCATGTTCTTCTATAACATAATATTTATTATCTATAGATTTACCTACAACTACTATTGATCCATAATGCTCCCATCCCCAGTCAACTCCAGCTATATATTTTTTAAATTGAACTTTATCTAAAGAAGCTTGATTTATAAAGTGAATATTCTCATTAAAATCTTTGTATATAGCTCCTTCTGCAGTACACCATATCCCTTTAATGTTCCTATCATAAAACATTCCACTTGGAGTAGAAGCTTTTATATTATCTCTATATCTTTCACTTAGAAATGTATTATCATCTAATTCATAATTAAATGTTGCTATTGTCTTTCCGTCTGATTTATCAATATAATCTTTCTTAAGCCAATGCTCGGGATTATCTGGGTTTGTATCAACTAATACCCTTGCTCCCTCCCCACTACAACGAGATTTAATCTCGTCAAACACTTCTCTATTTGCCATTGAACCCTCATTTATGTAAGCTCCAAAAGAAGTCATACCTCTTATTCTTCCTAAGTCATTTATTTTAGAGTGTCCAAAGCAACAGACTTGAACTCCAAACAATATAAATCTATTATGTTTGTCTAATTTAAACTCTATTTCATACTTATTAGTTAACTCATTCAATACGTTTCTTTGTAAAGCTCCTAAGTCTGCTCCTGCTAATATATATTGAGGTAGCGGAATATTAAGTTTATTAGCTATCTGCCTAACTCTTCTAAGTTCATATAAGAATAAGTCATTATCTAAAATTGTCTTTCCAGTTCTTTTAGCTCCACTATTTATAAGCATGAAATAATCATTATTCATAGTAAAATCTAATACCTCTTGTTGTTTTTGGTGATATAATTCATCTAAACTCATTTCTTAAACACCTTCTCAAGAGTATCAAAATATTTATCAAGTTTATTTTCTTTATTTTTTTCATTTTTAGGCAACTTAGATTTCAACAACTCAATTCTAAGTTTCTGTTCCTCTGTAGCTAAATCCCAATTGTTATTAAGCATAGAATCATATTGTTTTATTAATGATCTCAATTCTCCCATAGCTCTACTTTGAGCATTTAAAAATGTAGCTTGTCTATCCCAAGCAAATTGGAACTCATATTCTATCTTTTGTCCATATTCACTTGTTTCTTCCTTCTTAAGCTCTTTTATAATTTCTTCTTTATTCTCAACATACATAATTTGTTGAGCTCTTATTATTGCTGCATATTGAATTGTAATTTGATCCCAAAGTATATCAAGTTGGGTTTTCTCTGATATCTCTTTCATTAATTCCAAAGTTTCTTTTGGCAAGTGTTTCGAGAAAAAACCAAACTTCTCAGCATTTTTATTTTTAGGCTGACCACCTTTGGTTCGTTTTTCTTTCGGAGCGTTCTGTTTATTCTTTTGGAACGTTCCATTTAATTTTTCTTCCCAGGCATCTTTATTTTTCCAACCTCTAACGGTCCCTGGTGATATATTTAAAATATTCGCAATCTCAACTAAATCAATATTTCCGGCATAGTCTTTGTATATATCAAAGGCTTTATCTCTATTTGGACTTCTTACCCTAGCCACATCACCACCTCACTTATTCGTTTTGGAGAATAAAAAAAGAACCTACTTAGTAAGTTCACTCTAATATAAAATATCTAATTTTCTCATTGATTCAACTATCTTAGGAAATTGAATAGCAAAATAGTCTACCATTTCCTCATTTCTAGCCCAATCACTAGAACATCTTAATCCACTTTCATTTAAGAAAGCATGTATGAGTTCATGTCTTATAACTTCTCTTTTATATCTTTCTAAATCCATTATAGAATTTTCATCCTCTTCAAAATCGCATACTACTATAGTGTTTATAGATGAATCGCAATATCCATCTATAGATTTTAATTTGGTGTCCTCTTCGGGTTTTTTAATCAATATTTCATATTCTTCTCCTAGAATTTCAATCTTTTTCATATCCACGAACTCACCTCCTAGTTTCTTTACATAAAAAAAGACTCTTCTAAGAGTCTTTTTTAATAGTTTAAATTTTTAGCTTCATGTGCATTTTTATGAAATTTTTTATACATCTCCATTACATCTTCAACACTACTAACTCCATATTTATCCATATACGCTAATGTAAGTTCTACAGCTACATCATTTAAATTTCTTTGTTTAGATAAAGTTATTTTTTCATCAGCCATATATATCACCTCGCTTTCAAGTATATAATTCTACTTAATTCGAGGTTTTCCTTCTTTTTTTGAAATAAAAAATCTGCTGAAGAGTTCTTTAAGTCAATATATATTATTTTGCTTTTTTGCACCCAAATATTGATTTTAATTCTTCTTCAAACTTTCTTTTTGATTGTATATCAATAACTACATTAAATTCTTCTTGTATATAATTTAATATATCGTCTGATAAATCTTTTTCATTTATAGATAACACAGTTTTTTCTTCAACTATGACCCTTTCATCATCCCAATTACTAACATTTTTTTCTCCATATCTAGATATCACATATCCCGAGCTATCAGACTGCTTCTCTATAAAGTATAAGATATCCTTTGTCCTATTACCGTTACATCCTAATAGTAAAACTTTATCAAAGTCAAGTAAGCTTATCATCGTAAAATTCTCATTATTTTCAATATATAATTCTCTTCTAGCTATAGGCTCACCTACTAAATCATATGTATCTGTGGGATCATAACTAGTAATTCTAAAACTAATATCACTTATCCTCGTTTTAGTATCATACCCTCCACTCCAGCGTTTCAAGTGTGCAAGCTTAAAATCATTTAATTTTCTATTTACCTTATACTTCAATATAACATCAACAAAATTCGTTTTTTCAATATTTTCTATTATGCATTGACCTATAAAATAGTCAAAATCATTTTCTGCATTTTTAATAACAGTTTCTATTTCTCTATGCAATACATTTCTTATTACTTCAACCTGAGTAACTTCATCATTGCATTCAATACATTCATTGTAAAAATTTAAATAAACTATATATTTATCTTTACGCTTTAAGTAGTTAACAACAGAAAAATCTTTAAAGTTATTATATTTCTTCGCTGTTAAATTTATTAACCCTTTAATATCTTCAAATTGCACTATATCTATATTAGTTTTTATCATAGCGACACCCCCGAAATACATATTTCTACTTAAATCGAGGATTTCCTTTTTTATTCCTTTTATCAAAATTAGGCTTTTTTACCATTTCTTTATCAATATTTCTTAATTTTTCATTAGGTAACTCATGGATCATCTTAATTACTTCATTAGCATCTTTCCATTTTTTCATATAATCACCTTTATATACAATTAAAACAACCTCCTTAATTAATTACTAAATCTCTTCTGATGCTCCCTTAGAATACATTTCATTCATTAGTTCTTCTGCTCTATCATATATAAATTGAATTTTTTCTTTATTGTCAAACCAATCATCATCTTCTATGGTTTCATTTATGCCTTTTATAACATCTAAACAATAGGCTTTATTATCCATAATTAATCCTCCTTAAAAATAAAAAAGACCAGAAATTAATCTAGTCTTTTACGAGAACGTGTATTTAGTTTATACTCCATACCGCTACAGAGTTATTTTTATACTCAACATGAGTTTGCTCAAAGAGCCGTAAGTTATATTATTTAGTGAGGATAGCAGGAGTCGAACCTGCAACAATTACTAGATAACTATACCTATTTAGATCATCAATGACTGTAAATGTTAAAAATATTAACAGTTAATCAAGTTGCCTTGTTTTACCACTTAAACTATATCCTCACGTTACCAGGGCAAAGGGGTTACCCTGGTCATTTTATATATAAAAAGGGGTATTGGGAGTAACAAACTTAGGTTGTCCTAAGTTGTCTATATTAATATAATATCACCTTTAAACCCCTAAAAAATCTTCACTTTGTAGTTAAAGTGTAGTTAAAGTGTTGGTTTAGTTAAATAATGGTAAATCTTCATATGTTGGATATAACATTCCCATAATTTTATATACTAATCTTTCCCTTACTGTATAACAATGACTACGATCCATATGTAGTTTCATACTTATATATTTCATATTGTTTTTAGATTTACTATTATAGAATAGTTCAAAGAAGTTAGTTTCATTTGCATCTAAACAACTCAATGCATTTTCTATTTTCTGTTTTTCTATTTCTTTTTCTAATTTACTTTGCAATAACTTAGATACCCTTTTTTCTTTAGATATAACTTCATTCTCTACACTTCTTGATATATTGTAAGTTACTCCACTTTTTTCATCATAACTTATAGCTCCACAACCTCTATATTCCATTTTCTCTTTCTTTATATCTAATTCTATATTATTGATTTGCATTTCTAAATATTTATAGTTGTGTAATTTACCTTCTACTTTTTTAAATAATTCTTTTTTATCCATAATAATTCCCCCTCTATATTAAGCTAAATCTTCTATTGTAACTTCTACACGAGCTCTTTCACTGTAGAATTTCTTAGAAACTACCTCTACAATCTGTGCATCATCTTTGTAAGCTATTCCATTTAAGCTATCAGCTATAGCCTTTATAACATTATCTAAATCTGGTTTCTTAGTTGGTCTTATAACTCCATCTAACTTAGCTCTAGCTTCTTTAAACTCTTTAGTTTTTATATTATTTTTAGCTATAGCATTTATATCTTTTTTAGTAATTCCGTAATAACAAACTATAGACATTTTTATATTACCTTCAAAATAATGCTTAACTGTAGTTCTATATAATAACTTAACCCAGTTTTCATAATGCTTAGTTTGCTCCGGTGTAAATGCTCTACCATTTTGAGTTGAAAACTTTGGTCTTTCTTTTCCTTTCGCTTCCCCATCTATCGTAAAATTAACTTTCATATCAATCTCCTATTTTTTTGAATATTTATTTTTAAAACTGTGCATAATATAATTGACTCAATTACAAACATTATGTACATGCATTTTTTTACCTATAAAGGCTAGATTTTTTCTAGCCTTCTTACTTTTTTGAAAATCTAATTCTCTACTTCATTTCTTTTGTTAAATTTTTCATCGCTATAGTTTATTAATACTACACATACTATTCCGGAAAGGATGTGTAGATATGTTTTTTAAAAAATTAAGTATAATACTTTCTATAACTTTATTAGTATTTTCTAGTAGCTCGATACCTATATCTGCTTTATATAATTCAAATCCAGATTCATATTTAACTATCGAAGTAATCATTAAAGATTTAGAAAATATAGATAATAAAATGTTATTGCTACTTAAATCTATTCCTAGACAAAATTTAGATAAAAATGATCTGAAAAATAGTATTTCACATATATATACATTAATTAATGATTTAAATGTGAAAACTTCTTATTTGCCAAAAGAGAATAAGCATGTAGCTATGGCTGTTAATTCTATACTTAGCATTTACCAGTTATCCCTTGTAAGTGCAGAAAAATATTTAAATAATTCTCAGCCAGAGGATTTGTTAAATTCTTCCTCTTATTTTTCAACAGCTTATTATTCCTTATCTAATATAAGAAATGTAATATATCAAGCGGCGAAACAAGTTGCCTCTTGATATATTATTTATTTTTATATTTATTAATCTACATTTTCTTATCATATAAAGTAATTAAAGCCTATAATTTACTTATTTCTACATATACTACTTGTAAAAAGGATGTGAATTTATGTCTTGGAAAAAGCTAAATATTGTTTTTGCTATAACTTTAATTTTATTTACAAGCACTATAAGTTTTTCTAATGCTTGTAATGTTTCTGCTCCTGTTCCGGTTAGCAATCGATTGATTAAAGACCTAGAATTGATTGATAATAATATGTACCTTCTAATTAAATATGTAGCTGCCGGAAACTATAAAGAAGATAAAGTTGAAAAGGATATTAAATTTATAGAAGCAGCAATTAACACTTTAACTGCTGAAACAGCAAAACTTCCTCAAAGAGATAATGATGTAATTCTATCTATGCAATCCATATTAAATTATTATAAAATTTCTTTAAGTAGGCTAAAAGCATATTTTGAAACTAAAGATGCTGATAATTTAATTGATGCTATTGTTTCATTTTCTTCAGGTTATGACAGCTCAAATAAGCTTAGACAGATTATAGGTGGAGCGGGAAAATAATATCCCGCTTTTCTATTGTTTATATTAATTTATATAGTCCCTAATATAACTTCGCCTAACAAATATGCAGCTGTTACTATCAACATAGCTTTCATTCCATAGAAAGCTAATGATCCTAACTTTTCATTTTTAGAACATATATGCAGTAATCCAATTCCTATAAATCCTACTAATATTTCTTTCATGTTCAATCTCCTATAATAAATATGTTTTAATTTATTTTTATAAAATCTGTATATGGAGCATAAAAAACTCTTCCATCATCACATCTAATTTGAAGTGTTCTGGCACTGCAAGTAGGATAATATGATTTTAAAAAGTAACCTTGTATGCCTAATTTTTTATGTACTAATCTATCTCCTGTTTTATATTCCATAATATCAACTCCTAATATTTAATTTAGTTTCCTGGACCATAAGATCCAGGGTATTTTACTTCTCTCCGAATATTTGTTCATAAGCCATTTTTAATCCTATTAAATAAGCTGTTAAATATGAACTTGGCTCAATTCCTAAATTAGGAACCCAATCCCACCAACAATCATATTCTTCACTTAACTCATCACTGTACTCATGTAATAATTCATTCCAAGTCTTTTGTCTGTTTATATACTTTGCAGAATTCAATAATCTGCTAAATACTGAGTCATTTAATTTAGTTTCTAACTCTTTGCCTTCTAATCCAAACTCTTCCAAGTATTCTTTTAATTCATCTTTAGCTTTTAAATAATTAAATTCTGTTGTATCTTGCTCCATTGTTGTTAATTTGCTATTGAAGTAATAAGAATTATAATCTTTAAAAATTTCTAAACTAGATATTTCTGTTAATGTAAAAATTGCCGAATATAAGTCCCCAGTTATATACAATTTGTTGCAATCCATAACGTATCTTACGTTCATATATAATGAGTCTGTTTTTTTCCACTCTAATATTTTTAAATCATCATTTATCTTTATATAATTTGCTTTATGATCCTTGAACCAAACCTCTCTAATTTTCTTTTCCATAATATCCTCCATTATTATTTAGTTATCATTATTAATACACTTAGATAAATATACTGATAATGACATGTATTCCTACTTATTTGTTAGTCATGCACCCACAACTTTTACATTGATAATACTCAGTTCCTCTAACCTCTATCACCATAAATTTCTTCGAACAGTGATGACAAGTTTTCTTAGTTACTAGCTTTAATATATGAGCCATAACTATTTACCTGCAATTCCTATTAAAGTGTATAGCTGGATTATATCCTCTACTTTCATAAACTTCTTAATATCTTCATGTGTGATAGTTCTAGTTACAAATTCAATCTCACAAGCCTTATCAACCTTATCTTTAAACTGTCTATACATTTCACCTGCTAATTCAACTTTCTTGTATAGATCCATATTAAATGCTTTTGCCTTATCCAGTTCTTTATCCCTCTCCTGGATGCACCATTCCATACCTTTGATTTGCTTGTCCCTTTTTTCTAGCTCTAGTTTTAATTCCTCAATCTCTCTATCTTTCTCTCTAACTGTGAAGTAGCTTGAATTCTTAAGTTCTTGGAAGTCTAACTTTAAATTTTCTATCTTTTTATCAGCTGCAGTTTTCACAGATTCTTGAACTTTAATATCTTTAACTAACTCGCTAGTTTCTCTTTCATAAGTACTTCTTAAAACCACTGGTAATTTTATTTTCATCTTTAGTTCCCCTTAATTAGTTTTCTATAAAAAATCTATTTACAAGATAATCTCCATACTCTTTACCCTCTTGATATGCTTCTTCTCTTTCAAATGTATTGAAGTCCGCATATCTCTTCTTACGCTTATTTTCATGCACATTTATAATCACGTTGTAGTTATCAGTTACAAACTTTTCTACTACTCTGTTATGAGTGTCTATAAATGATGAATCTATAAGATTATTCAATGTGACTACAAGTTTACAACTAGCTCTTTTGACTTCTCTATTTAAATTCATACAATTCCCCCCTTACTTAAACTTAGGATTTAGATAATTCTTTTCCATCTTCTTAAAGTAAGCTTCTTTTATCTGACCCATATCTAATCCTAATGAATATACAAGTTCTACATATTTAGTTACCAAAGTATCTAACTTATGCTTTCCAAACATCTTTCTCCAAGGTAATGTAGTTATCTTATAAGCTAAATATATAAACTGTCTTTCTAAGCTAGTTGTTTGTACTTCATCAACAGTTACTATTAAATCTACATCTAATTCATTTGCTAAGTTTCCTATATGACTTAATAGGTCCGATAACTCTTCTTTTAGCTTCTCTTCATTAACTGGAAGCCTGTCCCACCATTTATGTATCTTAGTTTCATTAAGTACCTCCATCAACTCACTAATCAAAGCTAATGTAAGCCACAGAGAGACTTGAAATTGTTCTTCTTGATATTTTATACCTTCAACACTTTTTAAATGTTCTAAAAAGCTTTTTTGTTCCTTTTTTACATAGTTTAAATCAATAACTTTACTCATACGTTCATCCCCTTAAATCATATCTAACCTAGGTTTTAAAACCTCAAATTCTATATTTATTTTATTTTTTAAAGTAGAGTATCTTCCACTTCTTAAATGTTTATATAAAGCTGGCTCACTTACACCAGAACGTTTAGCTGCATCTTTTATAGTAGATGTAATAAATACTGTCTCGTTTTTTCTAACTTGTATCTTACTTGAAATAAGTTTTTCTATAATATCTAAGAAGTAATTTTCAAACTCAAGATAATGTTCCTCATTTTCAAATACCATAAAACCTTTAGCATTTAATTTTAAATATTCTTCTAATTCATCACCCCAAACCATGCCTTCTTCCAATAGATCTTTAGCTATTGAAGTGGCAATGTTCTTTTGGAATTTTCTTAACAACTTCATTTCCCCCTTTTACTTCCAGGAGGGATTAACCCTCCTTAATTGAATTTGCCTTTTTGACTTTCCTGTAATATCTGCTCTAATTGCTCTGGAGCATACTTTTTAAAACTCTGATTTATATTGTGAAATCTAGTCTTTACACTAGGTATAGAATTATTAGTTTTGCCAATAATAGATTTATAATCTTCTTGAATTGCTTTTAGTAAGTAACCGACAACGTTTTTAACATCTGGTGTCTCACTTACTAACTTAAGCTTTTCAATCAAATAGTTTATTTCTTTGCCAGTAGCTAAGTATGTATTAGCTACTTTTTTTACGTCATCATCTTCTAATAGAAAGTATTTACTAATTTCATCAACAACCTCAGTCAGTACTTTTTTTACTTCTTCTTTTTCTTGTTGTTGTTTTTCTTTTTCTTTTTGTTTTTCTTTTTGTTTTTCTTTTTCCCCACCGTCCGTTATACGGGTCGTGTCACCTGTGGATAACTTATAAGCATCTAGGAATAAATTTCTTATTTTTTCTTTAGTTATGCCTGATAACATATACATTATGAAACTCTTATCCTTAACTTTTTTTAACTCAGATTCTATACAATCAAGTACTGGCTTACTGTGATTGTCCAAGTTGTATTTGGCCCAGTTTAATATGCATATCTCTCTAGTTTCCAAGTTATATTTTATTATCCTGTGATGATTTTCAAATCTATCCATGAGAGCATTTATACTTTCCGTTGAATATCCTAACTCAAATGCCATCTGTTTTTTAGTTATTTGATATATTCCTATTTGTGTTGTTTTAGGATTAGTTAATAAGTATAGGTAAAACAATTTATCCTCTGGTGTCATTTCTTCTATAACTCTAGGATCTTCCCAAAATTCGGTTTGTACAGCTCTATATTTTGCCATTTATCTCACCTTCTTCTTTTGCTTATAAATATATTTCTAGTCCTTTTCTAGCTACATCTATAGCTAATCCTGTTGCCTTTGCTGTCTCTTGTATGAAATAGTCTGAATCACTATTTGCTGAACTTAAATGTATTAATAATAGATTCTTTACTTTGCTTAAATCATTTGATTTTAAGAAATCTATTACATTGTTTAATTCAAAGTGACTTTTAACTATTCTGTTTCTTAGAGATACTGGAATAACTCCGTTTTCTATATTTTCATCTAGTATATTTTTACTGTAATTACATTCAATAAGTATGTGATTTAAATTATTAAAGTTGTATTCACAGTAATAACTATCTGTTAGAAAAAGTAGATTTCCTATTTCTTTATGATTTATTAAAAATCCAAGTGGCTCTTTTGCATCATGCTTAGTTTCAAAAGGCATTATAGTAAAGTTTCCAACTTTGAATAACTTTTCACTTTCTATAATCTTGGCCCTGTGATGTTCTATTCCTAAACTTTCAAAAGTTCCTTTGCTTGCATATACATCTATTCCATTTTTATTTAAATCTTCAATAGATTTAGAGTGATCCTTATGTTCATGGGTTACTAAACATCCAACCACATTTTCTAAATTGAAGTCTAATCCTTCTACTATTTCTCTGAATCTTATTCCACATTCCAGGATAAGAGTTTCATCTTTTAGTTGTAGCAAGTAGCAGTTGCCTTTACTGCCACTCGCTAATACTTTCAGTTTCATGTTTAAAACCCTGGTCCATCAAATGTATTTTGTCCTACTATATTTTGCTCTACATTTTCAACTTCTTTAAAAGTTGTATCTACTACATTTTCTTGAGGTATATCTATAGTTTTCTTATTAGCATTTTGAGCTATTTCTTCTTTAACTTCATTATCAACATACTCTGGCTTACCTTCATTATTCATAACCGCTTGATCATTGCTTATTGCATTTTGCATTTCTACTGATAATATTCCGTACTTGCTTAAAAGTCTTTTTATAACTGTTTTTATTGCCATTCCATCAAAGTCAGTACTCCATAAGCTAGAATCAACTACCCATTTTTTCTGACTACTATAACTTTGAGAATACTTTTTAGCGTGTCTTTCCATTTCTTCTTTTGTCATATATAATGTCTTTTCAAAACCGTTAAGTAGTTTAAAGTAAGCCATGTAACCAACTACTGTATCTCTATCTATTAAATCTTCATCATCGTTAAATTCGATTTCGCCTGTAAGTCTGTTTACTCTCTTTATTTCACCTTTATATATCTCTATTGCATTTATTGTTTTGTACTGTCCAGTTCTCATAGCTAACTGTATATATCCTCTATATCCCATTTGGAATTGAGCTTTTTTACCTTCTTTTGTGTTGTAAGGAACTATATATGCAAATCCTAAATTTTGGTCTATAGGTAAATCTAATGTTGCTGCTACTATAGCTGAACTTATAATACTGTTTGGATCTGAGTCTTTTAAACTTGGTAAATTTGAAACATTAACTATTGAAGCCATAAATGGTGCTGCTTTTTTACCCATGATTTCATTTATTCTTTTCTTATAAACATCCATATCTAAAAGTTGCTTTATACCCGCTACCTTTACATTATTTTTTTGTGTTTGTATTTGATTTGACATATTACATCACTCCTTCTATTGAATAATTTTGTATTTTTAATGGGTTATCTTTAGTAACCACAAGGTTTATAATTTGACTATCTATTTCTATAAGGTTATTTACGCTTTCTCTGTTGTCTATAAATATTGGAGCTTGTACATCAAAGTGCTTACTTAACGTATCTATAATATCTAATCCTGCATTTATTTGACCTGCAGTATTTGCATTAGAGAATGGAACTCCATTTACTAAAGCTTCGCAAGTTTCATCTATTCCACCGTTAACTTGCTCTTTGAATAACTTGAACTTAACATTTTTAAATTTGCTATTTATATTACTCTCAAGCATATTAACTCTTGTTTTTATAAATAACTCGCATAACATAACTATCTTTTCTTGTTTAGCTATCGTAACTCCAAGCTCTTTTTCTTCATCTAGTAACTCTTGTTTTCTAACTTCTAAATCCTTGTTTAATTCTTCTTTAGCTAGAGTTTTATTTAACTCATTTATTTGGTTTATAACTTCTCTTTTCTTAGATCTAAGTTCTTCAACATTTGTATCGTTAGGATTTAAAACCTTAGCTTCTAACTCTGCTATATCCTTATTGATTCTTTCTAAAGTTTCGCTATCTGTAACTAGGTAAATAGCTTCAACTTTAAGCTTTTCTATTTCTTCTTTTATTTGTGCTACTTTCATATTTTTTTCTTGTATGATTTCAAGCAACTGAGTTGCTTGCTTATTTAATTCATCCAATTCTAAAGTGATTCTTTCGACCTCTTTCTTCGCTCCAATACCTTTAGCTTGTATATCTTTTAGGACCTTAGATTTATTTAAATTAAAGTTTTCTAATAGCTCTTGTCTCTTAGCTTCTATATCAGTAGTTTCAAAGGCTCTTTTACAAGTTGGACACTCTGTTTCTATAGAACTTGTATCTAAGTTTTCTTGTTGTTTATTACTAAATTCAGCTCTTAATTTGGTCATTTCATTTACAAGTGTGTCTTTTTGATAATCCTTAGATTTCTTTTCATTATCAACAGTTATAAGTTTCATTCTAAATTCATTAACTTCATTTTCAGCAACTCTTAACTTGTCCATTAACTCTAATTTCTTAGCTCCACCTCTATTTATAGCCTGTTGATTTATTTCTTGTATTCTTTGCTTCATGGAAAATATAGTTTCTTTATCTTTTAAAATTTGCTCGTTAGCTTTGCTACTATCTAAAAGTTTATCTTCTGTATATTCTAGTAACTCATTAAGTTCATTGACTTCACTTTTTATAGCTTTAAAATCTATATCAACTATACTTCTATCACATTCATTTATTCGCACTGGTATATCTTTCTTTCTATCTCCAAGCTTCTTTATAGTAGCTTTTTTACTTTTCATAACCGTTTCTATGTCTTGACTTGCTAACTCTACTCTTAAAGGCTCTAGTTCATTTTTACTATCTATAACTTGATCTGTTGTTATATCTCCTGCAACTTCTAATATAAGTTGTCTAGCATCTTTCCAGTTTAATGAGTCACTAAAGTAATATGGATTAGTTAGTAGCTTAAATTGTTTTTCATCTGCTATTTCAGATATTTTATTTTGATACTCTGTCTTTTTAACTGGCACATCGTTTATTTCATATATAGTTTCATTACCAGTAAATGTTTTTTCGGCTTCTCCACGTTTCTTAGTCCATTTCTCTTTATATATCTTAGTAAGCTTAATCTCTGTTCCATCTATATCTAAAACTGCTGTTACTGTTGGATTTAATCCTCTTATTACAGTGTTATTTTCATCCAGTGGCTTTATATCAAAAGTAGTTCTATTCTTACTATCCTTATCAAACATAACCCAGTTAAAAGCATCGAATATACTTGTTTTACCTAATGCATTTTCTCCTTGGATATTAGTTACTTTTCCAAAATCTATTTCTAATGATCTTATTCCTTTAAAATTCTCTATACTTAACTTTCTTAAAAATATTGAACTCATATTTATCCTCCTGTATACTGTAATTAGTTTTATTTTTTAATTAGGGCCTCTGCAAAGGCTCTTTTTTTATGTTTATTTCTGTATTTACAAATTCTAATGTTTGCTCCCAAGCTTCTATTTTGTTTTTTAAACCTTCTGTATAGAAACTCATATAGTTTTCTTCTTTAGCTGGTATATCTTTTTCTATTGCTTGATTAAACATATCTTGAGTTACTTCTATTTGAGTTTGTAATATTTCTTTTATTCTAACTAAGCTATCCATTGTCTATGGCCTACTTTCTCTCTAATCTCATTCCTGCAAATTTTCCATCTGCATATATAAAGATCCAGTTCTTATTTTCATATAACTTTATGCAATCTTCTAAAGTTAGTTCGAAAAACGTTTTATTCATATTCATTTGATATCACCCCCTTTAAAATCCATCCCAATGATCTAACCAATCAAGAAAAGGTTGAGATGGTATTTTGTATAACCTTCCAATCTTTATAACTTTGAACATTTTGCCTGTTGTTTCAGCTTGTCTTATTAAACTGTATGCAGTTCTCTCACATATACCTAGTAACTCTTGTATGTCCTTAGCTGTGAATACTTTTTTAGTCATTTTATATTCCCCCTTATGCAAATGAAGCTTGTCTATTTAATCCGTTTATTGCAAATAATATAACTTCATCCGGACTCCAATTTTCTATATAATTAATTGCATCTTCAAAATCTTTAACTGCTGTATTTCTGTAACTATTAACTCTGAAATATTTTTTGTAGCTTCTCCATAAATCTTGGAATATTCTACTTTTAAGTTTTTTATATGCTTCACTGCTTTTACCATCTAGCAATTCAACTACAGTTCTATTTGCAGTCATTCTAAGTTCCTCTTGTTGGCTATAGTCGATAGTCATTGTATTTTCCAATTTTGATAACCTATTATCCATTTCAACTGTTTTCTTATCTATTGTGAATATAGCTTGTAATTCTTTTGATAACCCTTGTAAAGAATATGATCCATTACTTCTTAAAGATGGTAAAACATCTTCCATTACCCATTTCTCAAATTTTTCAGCAGATGAAAGTTTAGATTTTATTATCAATCTGTAAATATCTCCTTCTGGTATTACATTCATAATTTGAGTGAATCCGTTTCTATCTACCATATCGTGTTTCACGATACCCTTGCAGTGTCTGATTATTGCATCGTTAGCATTTTTATATCCTAATGCTTTTGCTATATCTGATGCTACTGCGTAAGGTTTACCTTCTATTTCTAATGCTCTAACTTGTCCGAATAATTCATTTGTAAAAGTTTCAACTTGGTTCATTTTTACATCTCTCCTATCTACTATTTGTGTTTCCATTCATATACCTCCTATATTAAAGTTGCTTTTGGGAAAACTATTAATGAATATCTAAAGTTTCTTTAAAAACAACTTTTAAGTTAAAAAAATTTTTACTACTTCTTCATCAGTAAGACTGAATATATTTTTTAGCTTTGTTACCTCATCTAAAGAAAATGGATTTTTACCATTCTCTTTACGAGAGTATGAAGCTTTACCTACTCCAAGCTTTTGAGCTAAAGCTTCTTGAGTTAAATCATATTTAGTCCTTAGTATTCTAAGCTCTTTTTTCATTCGCACCACCTCTAACTTAGTATTTTATGCTTTATGAGTTGTCTTTAGAACAACTTTATATCTAAATAATATTACATTAAAAACAACTTGTCAACGCTTCTTGATAAAAAAGTTTCTTTGTAAGTAACTTTTATTTATTTTAACGCAACTTCGTATATAATATTCATATTGGAGGTGTAAAACATATGGATAGTTTTGGAAAAAGATTTAAAGAAGAACGGTTGTTGAAAAGACTGACTCAAGAACAATTAGGGGATAAGTTTCATGTAAAGAAAAGTTCTATAAGTCGTTATGAAAATGATAAGCAAATGCCAGAAGTTTCTTTATTGAAACAATTTGCTACTTTCTTTGGAGTATCTATTGATTATTTACTTTGTAAAACTGATGATAAATTAGAAACAGAAAATTGTAGTTCTGAAAAAAGTACCGATTGTAATAGAAAAGTGAATAAATTTGAAACTGCACAAGAAGCTTTGGAATTTATATTACAACAACCAAGTTTAATGAATTATGGGGTGCCAGATTTAACTGATGAAGAGTTGGTTGAATTTGCAAATGATTTACTTCAACATATAGAATACTTAAGTTTTAAGTATCGCCAAGATAAAAATAAACAAAATAAAGACAAATAAAACAAATACAAATAATTTGAAGCAAAGTTAAATATAAGAATAATTAGGGGGATTTTTTTAAGAACTATGGAGAGTAAAGAGATTTACGATATAGTAGAGCAAATAGTTGATCAATTTAATACCGATGATCCTGAAATATTATGCGATAAGCTAGGCTTAGAAATAAAAGATGTAAATTATGGAAAAGCCTATTTTATGGGTGGAAATTTAAATTTAGTTTTTATAAATAAAAATTATAGTAAATTAGCTAGAAAAATCGTTTTAGCTCACGAGTTAGGCCATTTTATACTTCATAAAGGGGACAATGTTAATTACTTTAGAAGTACGCAACCAACTATTGATAATTCAGAAAAAGAAAGACAAGCTAATTTATTTGCAGCTTATATGTTATTTAGCGATAAGTTTTTAAAGATAAAATTCGCAGATATGACAAATTATCTATTAGAATCATTCTTTAATGATTTAACAGGAGAATTAAACTAAAAAGAGGTGCTTTATATGAATGAGGTAAAGTCAGTATTTATAAGAAAGCGAAACAAGAACTACAATGTTTATATAGAGTATATAGATAACACTGGAAAGACAAAGCAAAAAAGCCAAGGAAAATATACTATAAAAAAAGATGCCGAAAAACATCTTATAGAATTAAAAAATTCGCTAAATAATAATAATTTTGTTGTATCTAAAGATATAACATTTGTTGATAGATGCAAAGAATATATGGCTGATGAATTAAAAGGTTTCTCTAATAATACTTTAACAGTAAGAGATAGTATGATAAAAACTACTATATCGCCTTTCTTCAAAGATATTAAGTTAAAAGATATTACTCCCTCTATACTTCAAGAGTATGCTAATACAGTTTATACAAAACACACGCAGGCAAGTGCTAGACATAGACTTAGCTTTGTAAAGGCAGTTTTAAATGAAGCTTACAGATTAAAAGAAATCAATGATAATCCAACTCATTTCGTAAAAACCCCAGGTAAATCACTTAAGAGTAATAGAAAAGTTGCTCAAGTTTACGATAGGAATGAAGTTAAGCTTATAATAAATAGTATTGAAGGAGAGCAAATAGAATTGCCAATATTATTAATGCTAACATTAGGATTGCGAGCTGGAGAAGCTGTTGCATTAAGATGGAGAGATGTAGATTTCGAAAATAATATAATTCATATAAGACAAAATTTAGTATATACTCCAGGAGAGCCTATTTCATTTAAAAGTCCTAAAACAGAAGGTTCTGAAAGATCTCTATCTGCACCAGGTGAGTTAATGGACAAGTTAAAAGCTGCTAAGGTAAAATATGATAAGTACAACATGGCAGGCATACTTGAATATGAAGATTTAATTTGTCTTAATTCTGTATTAAAACCTCAAGTGCCTAGAGTTTTAATAAGCAACTGGTATAGATTTTTAGATAAAAATAATATAAGAAGAATTAGACTTCATGATCTGAGACATACTCATGCTACAATGCTATTATTAGCTGGAACAGATATGAAGACGGTAAGTAATAGATTAGGGCATACTGATATAAAGATAACCATGAATAGATATTCTCACGTTTTAGAAGAAATGGATAAAAAAGCATCTGAAAATATATCTGATTTGATGTTTAAATAA